GATTTCAATCAAGTCATTCGCACCCGCCGCCAGGCTGGGGAATTCGTATTTCACGTTACCGCTGGCGGTCAAAACCGTACCGTAGCCGAACCGTTCCACGGTCTGCTGGCGTCCGGTCCATTTGTCGGTGATGGAGCCATCGCCGGCAGACTTGACCAGTTCTTCCACGGCCTGGGGCGGGGCGTCATCGACGGTGCGAATCATGCCGATCTTTGCCCGGGTTTTCGCCAGGGCGATCATGCTGGCAAGCACGTCCTCAGCCGCCCGGAGGTTGGTTTCAACGGCCATGATGGTCGGCAAGCCCCGCTTGGAGTTGCTTTCCACGTTGTTCCGCAGGTGGATGATTTCTTCCGCTGGCACCAGTTCGGGGGTTAGGCTGATCCAGGGTCTTTCGATCACCCAATACCCAATGCGCTCTTGCATATCCTCGGGGTGGCATTTGATGCCGAAGGAATCTTCGGGGCTGGCGCTGGTGTCGCTGGGGGCCCGGATTAGCTCGGGCTCAATGAACCGGATTTGAATGATGCCGTTTTCCCCTGGGAAGACCCGTAAGAATGCTTCCCCCTCAACGTGGAGCCGGTAGACGATTTCCGCTTCCACTTCGGATAGCCGGTTATGTTCAACGAACAGGTCTAGAATGTCCTGGACTTGCTCCAAAACCTGGTCCGGCAAGCCACGTTCCCGCCTGGCCACCGCCTTGTATTTGAATCCGGTGCCCACCACATAGGCTTTGCAGGCGTTCAATGCGGCGATGGCATATTCGTTGTTCCTGGCGATCATCCGGCAGCGGTCCCGGATCTGCTTCAGTTGAAACCAGTTGATGGCAACGGGGAGGATTTCACCCGTAAGGCGGTTGTCACGGCGTGCCAGGGCTGGCCCGGCGGCATCAGCGAAACCATACGGTCCGATTTCGCTGAAGTAATCCCGGGGATCTGCCCACCCGCTGGAATCCGGGAAAAGCTGGCCGCCCGAAATGCTGTCCATGCTGCTCATTGTCACATTCTCCCGGTAACGCTTTCGACCCACCCGGAACCCTTCAGCATACAAGCCAGATTGAAGCTATCCGCCAGGTCGGGGGATGCCCGGAGGCGCTTTTTAGTGCTGGCCTTGGCTTCCACTACTCGCCTTTGCAGGGCGTCCAGGGTGAAGACTGGCTGGCGGAGTTCGCCCATGAGTTGGGCCCGAATATCTTCCGGCAGCATGGCGATGCTGATTTGGCCTTCCTCGCCCATGGCGCTGGCGCAGAACCACAGTTCCGAACGGATGTTGGGCCATTCGGCTTCCCACCTGGAACGCATGGCGGAGTTGATTTCGACGAAGTTGAACCGGCGGGCACCGTCCTGGTTCATCTCGGCCAGGCCTGCCCCCAGGCCGGCGGCGTCGATCAGAACGGGCACCTGGGTAGGGTCCTGGCCCTTGCCGGCAAACTGAATGGCCAGCTTCTTGAGGCGGCTGGCGGTTTGCTTCAACGGCCAGCCCCGGTGGCTTTCCAGGTGGACGATGCACCGGCCACGGCGCACGCAAATTGCGGTGCGGTCGTCACCGAACCTGGCCGGGTCGCATCCGATTTGGGTAAGCCACGTCTGGTCCAGGGGAACGGGGTGCTGGATGTTCGCCAGGGCAATATCTGACCATACGGAGCAAGTGGCCCGGCTGGGCCAACGTCCCAGGATTTGAACCTCGAAAAGCGGGCTTTCGGGGATCCAGGTGCGATTCTCCCAGGTGAAGCTATTCGGGGGCGCTTCATCCCCCTCGGGCAATAGCCTGCATTCCTCCGCCATCCGGGAAACAACGTATTCCCGGGTAACCGCCCCTGGAACACGCTCCACTCCGTCCACCACGTTGGGATGATCCAGGGCGCTCATGTCCAAGATGGTGAACCGGCCGGACTGTTCAAATTGGTACGCCGGGCAACTGACCTCATAGGGGTTGAATATCCCCAGGAAATAGTGCCCCGGCTTCCCGATGTTGATCATCGTGAGGGCTCTTTCCCAGAAGGGCATTTCCACCCCGGCCGCCTCGTCAAAAACAACCATCATGTTTTTGGCGTGTCTACCCTGGAAGGCGTCCGGTTTATTTGCTGTCAGGCCATGAATGAAGTGGTCATTTGAATCCTGGAGCCGGGTATCCTTCGGCAGCCATCCCGGGTCCCCTGGGCGCAGTAACCGCAGTTCCCGAAACAGAAGGTCCCGAACCTGCTGGATGGTCGGGGCGGTGGTGAGGCAAATACCCTGGGCGTATCGGTCATAGAACCAGGATGCCGCCAGGGCGGATATGAACGTCTTCCCCACGCTATGGGCAGCGCGCACCAGGACGGCATACGGTGGCCTGGTGAGCGCCCGCAAGATCTCCGCCTGCTGAGGCGTCACATAGACGCCCCGCATCCTGGCATATTCAACCGGGTCAGCAGGCGCAGGCTTTTTAACTGCCTGGGTCAACCGGCGGTACTTCTCCAGTACCTCCCGCTGCCTGCTTACGGAGACTTTCAACCAGCTTCGCAAATTCCTTGTCCAATGCCTTCAGCATTGCCCCCCTGTCGGCCCACCGTTCCGGCCACTTCCTTTCCAGCATCCAGGCGTTAGCCTGCCATTGCCTGGCGGCGGCGGCCTGGATGTTCCGGATCAAGTTTTCCTCAGCGATGGCACAAGCCCGCTTCCACTCGGTGACCAGTTGGGCGTAAATCTCACCGTTGGGTATAGCCTTGGAATTTTTCTTCCGGTTCAAATGCTTCTGGCCCTTAACGAACCAGTCAACGCAGGTCCTAACCGGGATGTACAGTTTGGCGCAAATCTGGGTTTTGCCTAACCCTAGCTGCCCCAGGGCGCAGAACTGTCGGATAATGTTGTCGTCCAGGTTGGGAACCTTGCCCATCCTGGAAACGCCGCTACCTGGAATCCCTCTCGGCATATCACTTCCCCGCAGGCGGTGAGCCCTCTCCGTTGTCCAGGTCTGCATTCAGCCCCAGACGATCCAGGACAGCATTGAACTGAACCCGAACCGGCTCGATAGTCTCGCAAATCCAAACCATGGCCATCATGCGGGCGTATTCCGTTGCCAGCTTGTGGACCTCGCCCACCTCCCCTTGCTCCTGGTGGCGTCGAATCACCTGGTGGAAGGTGTTGCGGGCGATCTTGACGGCAAAATCCGATTCATCCCAGGGATCAACCGGCAAGTCCGGGTTGGCCTTTTGCTCATCCGGCGACAGTAGCGGAAACCTGGCGTTCATCACTTATTCCCCTTGGTCTTCCATCCAGGGCGGTGCTTGGAAATGCGGAACCGCTGGAAGATGGCCCGCCGGTCGGAGTAGGTGCGAATATCGCCGTAGTGGTAATACTGGCCCTTCGATCCGGCAGCCATCCAATCATCCATCACCCAACGTGGAACCCTGGGGTAGGTGTACTTTCCCCCAGGGTTGCTTTTGGAAACGGTCAAGACCCACATATCCAAATCGCCGGTATCCCGGTCTGGGTTGCGTTTGTAGCCTTGCTTTTCGATAACGCCGCTGGCCGGCATGGGGATGAACCCGGTTTTCATGCCGCTGTAGCCTGGTGTCGGGTCTTGCCCGTTCCCCAGGTAAGAGTTCAGGGATTGGGCGTATTCATCGGGAAGGGCCCGCACGGCCTTGTATTTCATGGGCTGGTAGCGAAGGGCCTTGATCCAGGACGAACCTACCGAATTCCAAATGGCGTCTTCGTAGGCGTGTTGGCTGGTGCCCACGCCCTGGCCCATGCCGGCCACGGTACGGCCGAAGACCTTGGCGGCTGCCCTGGCGGCGGCGCTTGCGGCGCTGAAAAGCTGCCGCCTGGGTATCCCCTGGATGAAACGGCGGGCCCGGCCCAAATGGTCGATCTCACTACCGTCTGGCTTTTTCTGGGCCTTCCCCGTGAGGAGCCGCCAAACATCTGAAAAGAACTGAACGAACTCGCCTTTACTTGGTGTTGCCATCAATTAGCCCTGGTTAGTTGTACTTGAATCATGGCCCGTGGAAAAGACGCCTCACGGTTCAAATAAATACGCCAGTCGGGAATATGCTCCCAGGAGTCTCCCAGGAGAACCCCACGGGAAACCAACCAATCGACGGGCGCTTTCAAGCGGTTATCCCCATCGCCATTGGACCTGAACCCTTTGCCCTGGAATACCTGGGCGGACAAAATCACCGGGTGTTCAAATCTCGGCAACCGTCCGGTTTGGGTGAGGGCGGCATGGTCGGCATCGGCCATCCAATCTTCGTATTCCTGGGTGCGGAATTTCTTTTTGGTTAGTGGGTTTTGCTTCCATAGCCGGTGTTGGCTTGGCGGGTATGGGAGGAGGATGGTCCAGGGTTCTTCAAGCATGGGCTGCATCACCGAAGCATTTACGGCACTTCCCGCAGGCCCCGGAAATGTCTTCCAGGGTATTGAGGGGGCAAATCTCGGGCCTGTTCAAATCGACGCCTGGGGGCAGCTTGTAATCGTGCCCGAACACGATGCCGGCAATGTCCGGAAAGGTGCTGGCGTCTTCATCCTTGGCATACTGATAGGAATAGTGCCGCCTGGTGGTTTGCCATTGGACTTCGGCGGCCCTGGTCAGGCTATCCCGGTCCAGGCTGAAGTGGACGTATACGCTGGGTGCTTCCTGGATGAGGCCGGCCATTTTCGGCTTACGGGTCCTGACCCATTGGGTTAGGTCGGGGTGAACCAGGCCGATATGGTTGATCGCCTGGACAGACTCGGTGAACAAGTCGCCCGATCCATTCCAGGTGATGAAATCCAGGCCCATGGCCCTGGCGTCCGCCGCCACCAGTTCACCGAACTGAACTGGATCGGCGGTACAGCTTGCCAGGTTTCGGTACTGTTTGGCCAGGCTGGCGCTCCAGGTGATCGGGCCGCACCCGGCGTAACAGGTTTCCCCGCAGACGGTGGACGGTGAGCAGGTCGCCGCAATGGGGAAGTTGATGGACTTCCCGGTTACCAGGTTGGCGGAAAACGGGGATTCCCCTGGACGTAGGGGAACCCCTGTTGAAACCATTTTCAGCCGCAAGCGGCGGTAGCGTTCCATCACCAGGAAAGGTTCTTCAAGGGGAAACCGTCCACGTTGGAGTGGCTCCAAGAGTCGCCACAATCCAGCATGGATTCGATCACGTTCTTATCGGCCCAAAACCCCTGGAGGGGCATATCGTCGGGGTACTTGCCGCCGCTGAAGTATCCGGTTCCCCAGCTATTGCAAATGAACAACCCGGGGCGGTCCAGGCGGTAGGCAATCGCCGCCATCGAGTGGGCCCACCGGCCTGACGGCTTGGCGAAGCCCTGGGAATCACGCTGGGAGGAAAAGCCCTGCTGGCTGCACAGATTTACCCCATAGCCCTGGGCCAGGGCTTGCACGCAATCCTCAAAAGACCGCATTTGAGTGATGGCCCCAACCTTGTTGTCCCGGGCCTGGCTTATGAGTTCCTGGGGCGGGCCATTGGCCCCCCAGTCCCGGCATCGGTTCTGGTCGTACTTCCGGCAATCATAGGAACCATGGACCGCTTGTTCCAGGATGCCATAATCACGCACGGCCTTGGCCACCCAAACACCCAAAGAGCCATCGTCCCGGCCCAGTTGACCGCCGCCGATTTGAACACGGCTAATGCCGTAGATGAACTCCATGCAGGGCACCAGGGGGGTTTCCATGTCCCCCATGCAAGACTCGGCCGCCTGGCTATACATGACGGCGTGCGAGGCCCCAAAAGAGCAGCAGCTACCCACCTGGCCCTGGTTTAATACCGGCCATTCGGTGCCGGTGGCTTCCTTCCACAAGCGCCAGCCGAAGATTTCCTGGGGATAGTCCTTGAGTGAGGCGGCCGGCGTCCCGCCCCATACGGGCTGGGGTAGGGTGGATTGGATGGCGGCCACGGCTTCCGGGTCGTAGTGCCACCCGCCGCCGTTGTTCAAACCCTCGGGCATATTGTTTTCAATGTCTTCGCTCATCGTGCGCCCTCAGCCAGTTTCAGGAAGATCCGCCCAAACCTAACGCCCAGGTCTTTTGCCGCTGCGCCCTTCTCACCGGCCAGGGCCATGGCGGGATCGGTGCCCACCACGGTGGAGACTTCCACGCCCACCCGCTCCCGGATGGCGGAAATAGCGCCCAGGCCTAGCCCCTCATCGGCGGCGGCCTTTTTGACGGCGCTATTCCATTGGCCCAGGGTTTTCCCATCCACCTGGGGGCCCGCCTTTGTCCAGGCGTTGCCGTACTGGGTTAGGCTTTGTTTTTGGTTGGCTTCCTGAAGGCCGCCGGCAATAGATTCAAAGACCGAATAAAGCGGGTCCTGGGTAATGTCCGCCGGGGGCGCTGGCGGTGCCGGTGGCGCTGGGGGCGCTGGCGGCTTGGGCTTGTCCGGTCGAACGTCCGGCCCTGGTCCTGGCCCTGGCCCTGGCATGGGCCCAGGCCCTGGCCCTGGGTTGGGGCTTGGCCCTGGTCCGATCCCAACCACCACGGTCGTGATTGCTGGCGGGCTGGGCTTGTCCGCCTTGGCGGTGTACGCCAGGACCCGGTATCGGCCTGGAAGGTAGACGGTGAAGACCAGCGCGCTTTTATCGGTCAGCAGGCTGGACGGGAAAACCGATAGCCCCGGATCCAGCGGGTAGTATTCCACCCCGCCGCCATCCACCAGGGTGGGGCGCACGGTGACGAACTGCCCCGGCGTTGCATGGATTTCAGGCGGTAACTCCACCCGTTGGGAAAAAAGCGCCAGCAATAACCCAAGGACCATGAACGCCCCCGCACGTTAACCGCTAATGCTTTAGGCACCTCTTATGCCCTGGCATCGCCTTGAAAACACACTTGTGGACGGTGCAAACCCCACGGGCCACTTTGGCCTGAATGCGGCGCTTCTCATCCATGGCGGGTTTGCGGCAGTAGAAACAAAGACGCCGCCGGCCGTTCACTTGGGCGTATTTGCACTTTTCACAACAACGGCGCACGCTAACCCCCCATAAATGTATTTGGCACCAGGAATAAAAAAGGCCCTGAGACATAGCCCAGGGCCTTTTTTTTAATGCGGGCGGTTTATCACTTAGCTAGTGCTAGCAGGTCGTTCCAGGCGTTGGTTTTGGACCTGGAGTATTCCCCGAAGAGGTTGGATTCCCAGCGGGATGCTTGGGCGTTCCTTTTGGAAGGGCGGTAGTCCAGGAACTCGGACCAGGTTTGAAACGCTGCCCAGCCGGTGCCCTCCATGCCGCCTATTGTGTTAGTCTTGGCGTTTTGGAAAGTGGCAATGACTTCCAGGGCGCTTTTAAGTTCTTTTTCCTCTCGGATTTGAACCCGCTTGAGTTGCCGGATAAAGAACGCCGCCAACTCCTCATCCTTCATTTTGACCATTTTGGCCAGGGCCTTGGATTGCTCCTGGCGCTTGTCAGCGGTCTGGAACAGTTTGCCGATGTACTCTTGGGCCTTTGCAACGTAGTTGCCAATGGTGCCATCGTGGCGGAAGGAAATGCCCTTGGCCTCGTTGGCCCCTTCCAGGGCGATTGCCCAGGTGTTGGCGCAAACAACCCTGGTGTCAGTCGCCAGGCCCCGGAGGCGTGTAACCCCATCGTGGCCATTGGCGAAAACCAGGTAGCTGTTTACGGGATCGCCTTTGATGGGCTCATAGGTCCGCTTGAGGTCCAGGAGAAACCAAATCCGTTTGCCGCCCCGGAGTGAGCCGGCGGCTTCCAGGCGGGCCCCTTCCCCGCAAACACTTTCAATGAACTTCCCCAGGCCACGGTTTTGAACAGGCTGCCAGCCGGTGGAGACGATGCCGGTAACCGCCTGGGAGTCTTCCCGGACGATTGCCCGCTTGCCAGGGATGGGCCGGGGCTCCTCGCCTTCCCTGCCGGTGTAGATGGGTTGTAGCTCGACTTCC